TACTTTTCCTGCGAAATTTCGCCTTTTGCAAGCTGTTCATCAGCCGTTTTGGACTGTTCTTTCAGGTCGTTTAATTTGGTTTCTGTTTCACCGATTTTCTGCTTGATAGGGTCAAATTTCGCTTTCCAGTCGTCATAATTGTCTTTGGTTTGTGCCGCCTGTTCGCTTGCCGTTTTGAGTGTTTGCAGTTTATCCTTAGTAGAGGTGACAGCATCAGCAAGAAGCCGCTGCTTTTGAGCCAGAAGTTCTGTATTGGTCGGGTCAAGTTTGAGCAGTCGCTCCACGTCTTTCAACTGCGATTGTGTGCCTTTGATATCTTTGTTGACACCCTCCAAAGCCTTTGACAGCTTAGTAGTGTCACCACCGATTTCAACAGTGATTCCACGAATTCTGTTTGCCATGCATTTCCACCTCCTAATCAGGGCATGAAAAAAGCAGTCCTGAAAGACTGCTTTGTTTTGTATTTAATTATCTTAATAAATCAGAAGTTGCAATACCCGTCTATATCATAGTCATCGTCAATCAAAGCATATTCAAGACCGAATTCCTTACAGTGTTGAAAATAGTACTGATTCTCCTGCTTTACAAATTTCATCGTAAAATCATCATCCGGCACTCTTTTTTCAATAACACTCTCATTTATGATTATATCATGATAATGACGATTGATATAGTTCTCGCTCATGACCAAGCACAGAAATTTGATTTGCGATAAGTATTCGCTATCAAAATCCTTTTTCCAGTCAAATGGAATATAGCACCCTTCAATGATAAGATTCTGATCGTTCTCTATTGCGGTTTCGATGATCTCTTTTACAATAGCCCATAAATAGACTGTCAGTTTCTCATCATCATAAGGCGTGAGATCGGTTTGACCGCTTCTGATCAGTCCCATTTTCAAGTGATCTATGGATAAATACGGATAGTGATACTTTTCAAGCAGCTTTTGTGCGAGAAGGGTTTTACCTGTGTGAGAAGCTCCGGTTATCAGTATGATCATAGCTTTGCTTTCAGCTCCTCTCTGACTCTGTTCAGATCACCGCAAGTCAGAATGGGTATCAGCGCATTTATTTCGTCAATGCTTTTATTCCACCATTGAAAACGAAGCAGCAGGTCAATCATTTCATCATCGAATCGCCTTCGGAGCGGTTTTGCAGGATTCCCAACAACAATTGTGTATGGTTCAACATTGCTGCCAACGATACTGTTTGATCCAATAATTGCACCGTCTCCGATATGAACGCCCGGAAGAATAACTGCGTTTTGACCAATCCACACATCATTTCCAATAACAGTATCACCCTTCAAAGGAAGATCTGACGATGCAGGCGGATTCATATCCCAGCCCTCTAATGTATAGAACGGGAATGTTGATACAGCGTTCATCTGATGATTTGCACCGTTCATTACAAACTCAACACCTGCTGCTATCTGACAGAACTTTCCGATTATCAGCTTATCGCCGTTCCATTCATAATGATGTGTAACGTGGCTCTCGAAATCAGAATCGGCAATATATGAAAAATCGCCAACGATGATATTAGGACTGGTGATTGCAGGTTTTATGTAAATCTCTTTATCATACCCATTTATCGGGTGTATCTTGTCAGGATCAGGTCTTATTCCTTTTTTCATACTATTTCTCTCCGTAAATACCGATTTCCTGCTCCAAAAGACGAAAGACGTTTGCAACCAGATAACCGTCTGCAATTGCATGATTCAGGCGGACAGTCACCGGCATAACGAGCCTGCCGTTTTCTTCCCTGTACTTCCCCCAATTGACGATTGGTGCAAAATACAGATAGCCGTCCGGCAGTTCAAGATTCAGTGAATCATATGAGAGCCATGATATAAACGATGCATCAAACCAGTTTGGGTGGTTAGCCGTATCCAAACCGTATTCCCTTGTCTTTTTTGCTTCTTCAACATCACGCAGGGCATCAGCATAGAATTTTTCATAGTCTTCATAATAATTTGTATACACAGGAGTGCAGGTTTCGGTATCTTCATGAAATACATACTGTGTAGGATTGATTGTGTCATAACAAATCAGTTCATCTGTCTGCCAGAGATATCCCATTCTGTAATCTTCACGTGAATTCAAAACCTTTGAGAGAATATACAGAAAATTGATATAAAATTTTGTTCCTGTTCTTTTGGAATATGCGGCAAGAGCTGTGACATCTATTCTCGCAGTCATAGACACTGAGCATTTACAATCTTCCGAAAAGTGGCGGAACACACCTTTTCTGTAGTAAGTCTCCCTGTCAATTATTTTATAGTTCATTTTCGTCATCCTCGCAAAATCAAAATTTATATTTTGGGATAAGGTTCTATTCCTAAAGAATATTTAACCTCATTTCTTAATTCCTCATAAGATAAATCATATGGAAATGGGTCTGCATCTTCCATTGTGTTGTTTAACAAGTCGTTCATGTCACCACATTCTATAACAATGAAAGGCTTGTTTGCGAAAAGAACTTCATCTACTCTGAAATATTCTTCGTTGTAAATAAAAACTGGTCTTTCAGAATAATATGTTTCTTCAAAATTTCCTGAATAGCTTGTTGTTTTGTCTTTATATGGTAAACAAATTTCATATTTTGAAGCACCTAATTGAAGAATGATTTGTTCTACCATATCTTTAACTGCCTCAAAATTGGCTCTTGATACATTTTCATACCACCACATTTTTATCACCCTAAATTACGATTTATGAGTCTATTATAACACAAAAATACAGGTAAGTCAAGTTAAAATAAATTGAAATCTTCCTGAGTAGCAAGTGACGGGTAGTCAAAATCATCGTTTTCTTTTTCGATGAACATATCATCAATAAGCCCGATGGTAAGCAGTTCAAGCTCCTGCATGGAAAGCCCCAACTGCTTACACCGGAGTAGAAACAGCGGAGTGGTCATTTCCCTGTCAACTGGACGAGCTTTTTTTTAGATTCCGCCATTGACTGCGTGTTCAAGCCCCATAATTCAATCAATTTCGGGAGAACCTCATAAATCGAAAAGATATTGAAACTTTCCAACCAGTCGTTGGGGTCATCAGGGACATTTTCAGGGTCAGCATGATGAGCCATTGTCCATGCGAGATTCTCGAAGACCTCCAGACTTTCAATGTCCAGACCAGATTCATGGGGAGCAGAATTTTCTTCCGTATCTTCCAGAGTATCGGCTTTTTTCTGTTCATTGACAGATTTCTGCAAAACAGCAAAATCCTTGTAAATGTCACGCTGGAATTTCATTCTGTAAAGGCGAGGCACAGCCGCACTCGCCTTGAACGGAACATCAATGCCGTCAATATTGATGATTTTTTTAATAGCCATGTGAAACTCTCCTTATGCACTTTTTGTAGTTTTGGTTGTTGTCGCTGCTGTGCCGATATTCGGAATATACACAGACTTGTACCAGTTGTTGTAGGTCGTTTCGTCTGTCTTTTCGCAGGTTTTGCACTTGACAAGACCATTCGGCAGGGCTGTCGATTTAAGGGAAAGCGTTTCCGTTTTGACCTCGGTAGATTCTTCCTTTGTGCTGCTTTCCGTTTTAGGACGGCTTGCAGAACAGCAGTAAAGCACATGACGGATTTTATTTTTATCCCCCTCGAACTCAAACAAAAGTGCGAACTGTGCCAGTTCTGCGTCATTTTTCTCAACCAGAACGCCCTTATCGTCCAGAAGTTCACCGAGAATTTCCATTGCAAAATCGGTTGTGACAAGAGCAACTTCGAGGTCACCCTCATAGCCGGCATTATTATTGATAACAAAATACACCACGTTGTCAGCGTAGAAATTTGATGCTTCACCGCTTGCATCAACCGAGAGCGAAACCGCACCAGGCAGGCGGACAGGGTCAGCAAATGTCGGAATACCGTCCTCAGACCATGCTGTAATTTTCGCATAATGCACCATATTCAAGCCGTATTTAACCTTATTCTTTTTGAGTGCCATAGTTATACCTCCACTTCGTAAAGTACCTCGTAGAGCCGTTCCGACTCTATCCAGATTTCGGATTTTTCGTAAAAAATGTGATGCTCCGTGAGAACATC